CAATAGCTTTCATAACGTCTACACCTTCATCTGTTTTTAAGAATCGTGCAAACGCCGCATATGGATGTTCATCAAATGGTACTGTCATAATTTTCTTGCTATTAGCAGACCATTTAAATACTGTGTTGTCATCTGTTAACTTAACTATACCAGCCTCTACACATCGGTTAGCTAAATTACGAAGCTTAATATCTTCGTCGTTAGCAATCTCTATAAATAGCTTTGGTTCGTTTTTAGCAAACATGTAACAATCACGCTTAATTTCTTTAGAAGACATTGATGTAACTTCAGAGCCTATTTCTGTTCTTAATATAGCTTCTAAATGTTCAATATCTAATTCTTGAACTAATTTTAAAGCCTCCAGCTCTAATTCAATTAAATCAATTTCATCTACAGCTTCTTTAACAAAGTCAACCTCCTCGTATTTAATGTTTTTGCCTGGATGGTAAACAGATAAAAGCTGTTGTAATAAAGGTTTATTTCTAGGAACGTATAATGTGCCGTCTGCAAATATGATATGTTCCATTTTAGCAAAACCATCTTGTTCGTCTACAAATAAAGACTTTTGATTAGTAGCGTATCTAATTTCTTTATTTACGCCTTCTTTTTCGTCAAACCAAATAATGTTTGAGCTTTTTATTTTATAAGTTAACGGAGACATCCCGTTTTTTAAGACATATGTTCTGTCTTTAATTTCCCAATTTTTCATAATATAATTTAATAAGATAAAATAACCCCCGCCGAAGCAGGGGCTATATTAATTATAAGCTATTAAGCTTTTTTCAACAAGAAGAAGTTGTTGGCTCCTTGCGTAATCAAACATCTTTCAGATAAGAAGTTAACTTTCATTTCGTCAACGTCAGAAGTATAAGCACCTCCAACAGATCCTGTAATCCAAGTTTTCATTTTTCTGTCATCTGTTTCAGAAGAACGGTAACGTACGTGTAAGAATGGACGCTTGATATTTTTACCAAGATCTTGATCATACACAGTAGAAGTACCAGCAGGAATAATAGCTCCTTCAACATCTCCAAATCCTCCGCGTGTAGCGAAATCATTTAAGTATTTCCAGTCAGTTTTGTAGAAATCATAAGATCCTCTACGGAAACCGCTAAATCCTAAATTCAATGCCATATCTTCAGAATTGTTAAATACTCCGTAAGAAGTACCACCAGTTCCATAAGAATTTTTAGAAGCTAGTCCATCATCAATAGATAAAGATAATGCACGGTTAGCATAAATCATGTTTTCTTCGATAGCTCCGTTTTTATCTAATTGCTTTAAGATAACGTCAAAGTCAGAAAGATCAGCATCAGAAGATAAATCTTCAAATACATTTCCTCTAGCCTCTAAAGCTGCAAAGAATCCTTCAGAACCAGTATATCCAGCTCCTAAAGTAGATCCAGCCGCTTTCTTCACAGACTCAACCATAGACATTTCTAAGTAATCTTCAAATCTTAAGCGAGTTTCGTGCTCAGACTTTAAGTACCATAAATATCCAGAAGCTCCATTTTCAGAAGTAACTTCAATCCACCCAATCTGAGCAGTATCAGATCCGTTGATTTGGTAATTATCTTTTAAGATAATAGGCTTGTTGGTATAAGAGCTGTAGTCAGCATCAATAGAACCAGCCATTCCAGCAGAACCTTTAGCAAACTCAGAACCATAAACTACAACTGTAGCTCCATTAGTTAGAGTTAATCCAGTCCAGTCAGCAGCAGTATAACATACAGCTGTAAAAGTTCCTGTAGATGTACCTGTATTAGCGCCTGCTACAGTAACAACACCCTTAAGTACTATTCCAGTAGGGGTGTTAGCAGCAGTAACACCTTGTACCATAACTGTTTGTCCTACGCGAATAGCAGGAGCAGAAGCTGTATCTACGCCAGCTGGTAGAGTAACTGTGAATACGTTAGCGGAAATAGCAACATCTTCGTAACGAGTGTGTAAACGCCCTTGCTCTACCCAACGAATTTCGTCAGATGTAGAAGGCATTTCAGCTGATACCATACGTAAGAAAGAAGAGATAGAACGATTTCCATAAATCTCAGCTTCTTTTTCGTATACATCAGGTAAAAATTGCTTTGTAAAATCAAAGTCTGTAATGTAATTGTTTTGAAATAAAGACCCTTTAGTTTGTGAGGGTTGTAAATTTTCAATGCCAGTTGTTAAAGCCATTGTAATAAATTTTTAAGTTATTGTTTTAGTTTCATTCTCAACTTAGAACTTGAATCTCCTGTAACAACTTTAAACTTTTGTCCAGTGTTTGTTTTAATAACGCCTTCTTTTCTAGGATCCATATTAATATTTTTAGCCTCCTTAGCGGATGTGCGAAGAGCGTCGGCACGGCCTTGCTCATAAAAATGTTCTGCTAATTTGTCAGCGTTTCTTGCTGCAAATAAAGCTTTATGGTATCCCTTAGCGTCACTAAGTTGTCCATCATCACCTACAAACTTTGAAACAAAATTATTAATGTCTGACTGTTGCGTTTTTGTATCTGCAACATTATTAACTTTATAACGATATTTATTGCTTCCAACTTGAAAGTCAAAACCTTTAAAAGTTTCACCAAACACATTATCTGTTTTTTGTAAAAAAGTTTCAGTTTGTTGTTTATTCAATTCAACACTCTGTTGATATTCATTATAATACTCAAAAGCCTCTTGGTACTCCTGAGGAATATCTTGTTGCTTTCTCAACTTGAGATCAGCATAATATTTCTCTTTGTTTCCTTCTAAGAACTTTCTTGCATTAAATAATTCTTCTTTAAACGCTCTTTTCTTTGAACGTATTTCTCTAGGGTCGTCGTCTTCATCGAATGAAAAATTATCTTCCATGTATTCGTTGATTTCTTGACTGTCCCAAGGTTTTGCTTGTTTATAATATTCACGTAATACTTGGCCATCATCATAGGCTGAAATATCACGATTTAAATTAACGTAGTCTTCTAAAGTACCGCCGGTTTCTTCCATAAACGTTAAAAGCTTATCAACGTTTTCTGGTAATTCAACTTGTGGTTGTTGGGGCTGTTCATTAACCCTAGCTGCGTTTTCATCAACTTTAGGTTTTTCTACTTTTACTTCCTCAACTTCCTCTTCAGTGATGAGCTCGAGCGGCGAGTTTTCGTCTTTAGTTTCTTCGGCTTCGTCTTGCTCTTGTACTTTTTCGACCACTTCTTCGCTATCTCCGGTTTCATTTTCCACAGAAACCTCCTCTGTTTTTCGCTCTTGAACGGCATCTTCTGTTTTGTTTAGTTCGTCTAAGTTAATTTTAGGTACGTCATCTGTTTCTTGTCCAGCTGCTTCTGGTGCAATATCACCTTTTTCAACAGCTTTGTCGAGTACAGCTTGTTCTTGCTCTTGTGCTGATTTAGTTTCTTCGCTATCAACAGCGCCTTTAATTTTCCATTCGCTCATAATTTAATAATATATAATAGTTAATAATTTTTATCGTGGTTCAAACCCGCTTAAATCAATACCACCTAAAACGTCGTTTCCACTAGACTCAAAACCTTTTTTAGGTTCTGGGTTAGATGGCGGTTTTTGTAAATCTATTTCTTTTTTAGCGTCAAGCTCCATTTCTTTTAGCTTCATATTTAAATCAAACTCAAACTGCATTAATTCACGTTTTGTTGCAGCTTCTCTATCTAATTTTTTAATATCAAGCTGAGCTTGCATTTCCGCAAGTTGAGATTTTGCTTGAACTTTTATTTGTTCAGCCTGTGCTTTTGCCATTTCTGCCGCTTGTGCAGCTTGTGCGTTTGCTTCAGATTGTGCTTTTATATTTCTTTCTGCTCTTTCTTGATCTTGCTCTACTTTTTTAGCTCTCCTATGCTTCAAAAGTTGATTAGCAAGTTTTATATTTTTAACTTGCCTTATGTCTATTACATCCTCTAAAAGTATTTGATCTTTAGAAAGGGCTATTTGTATATTATTTTCAACAAGCTGTTTTTCATCTTCATCAGGATCAAGTTCTAAAAATATACCAAAATCATGCAAATATAAATTGTTTAGCTCTTCTAACGCTCCAACACTAAACGTTCCTATAGCATTAATAAACGCTTCTTTTTGTGGGTGATATTCTAAAACATCTTTTACCCTAATAGATATAGCCTCCGCTAGAGATGTTGTTATATATAAAGAACTATGCAATATATGTCTTGTTGCTGTATTAGAATTAGCAGCGGCAAGCTTTTGAACACCAACTAATGCGTATGGGTCAGGATCGCTGCCGTCTCTAGCCTCGTTTAAACCTGTTACGTCCCGTAACATCTGTAAGTAATAGTTATAAGCTTGTATTAATAACTGTGTTTGTTGACCACCGCCACCAGGCAATTCTTGAATAGGCACCTTGCCAGAGTTCATCTCGCCATCAATAGTCATAGATCTTCCTATAACAGAACCTGTTTGGAAGAACATATTAAGCGCTTCTTGCGGGTTGTAGTTGGTTCCGTTGCCTAAATCAATTTCGGCTAGCCCATCGGCATCTAAATAAACACCTGAAGGTGTCATTCTTTGTATTGTTTGTTGTAGCTTTAAATGCGTAAGCTGTATAAGATCAGCGTATGTAACCATCCGGCTAACTAAACTTTCAATCTTTCCTTTGTACATTCTAGGAGCGCTTACAACATAATTCATCATAACGCTATTAACGTTGGAATCGGGGCGCACCATGTTTTGTGCCTTTTCCCATTTAAGTAGTTTATTCGCTCCTAACACCATTACACCTTCGTATATGGTTTCAGATAGTTTTTCTATTTTTTCAAATCTAGCACGTTGATCTTTAGGTGGATTAAAAGTATCGTCTTTTTTAATTGCTTTATTAGCACCTGTAGATGTTTCTTTTATTTTATGAACACTTTTTTCCCAGCTTTTCCAATTAAAATATAAAACAGTTAATGTATTCGAATCGGAGCTATCATGGCTATCATTTGTAGTATAATCGTAGTTATTATAATTTGATGATTTTTTTATTGCGTCAGCAAAATCTTCATCTGATAAACTAGGAAATTGTTTTTTAAGTTCATTAGATTTTATCTGCTTAATTTCTCCAAAATAATAACAATCTTCAAAGTTAGGATCTTCTGTATATGAATAAACTAAATTAGCTGGATCTACATAATCTAACTTTATACCGTCAGTATTATTAAAACTATGCTTAGTGCAAGCAATTCCAAGAACAGTTTGATCGTAATCAATTCGTTTTTTTAATTCAGAATAGTTGTTTCTTTTAAATACATTATCTATAGCTTGCTCTTGTGCTATCTCAATAGAGGGTTTATATGCTATTTGCATATACAACTCTAATTCCTCGTTCGTTTTAGGGGTGTTTTCTGCTACAACAGCCCTAGTGTCTACACCTAAAACAGTATTTAGCTCTTCAATATACTCTTTTGCTATTATATCATCTTGAACACTTTCTACATAATCTGTTCTTTCTTTTATAGAAGTGGGGTCTTGAGCAAAAGCTTTTATTGTAAACAAACGGTCTTGCATCCCGTTTACTACAATATCCACAAACTT